CTCTCGGTAGTCATCACCTTGCCACAATTCGACGCGTAGCATCTGCTGCACGTTGCGGAACAGCAACGGTGTGGTGCCGACGTAGTCAGTGTAGTAGCGTCGCCTGTAGGGCTTGTAGGTGTCGAAGTTGAGGTATTCTCCCACCACCAGATAGGGGCGCCATGCGTTGTGCGTCTTGTTGTCGATGATGTCTTGCGCTCGCAGGATGAGGCGCTCCACCTTGGCCTTGGATACACCACGGGTCTTGTCATTCGTGAACGACGCTTGGTTCTGAATGCGGACGTTATCTGCCACCTGATAGTCAGTCGCAGGGCTGAGTCCCGTCGTTGTGAACGTGATTTTGACATGGCCTACGCCTGCACTGTCCCCAGACACGCTGCTGGCGACCGTGCTCACTGTCAGTGTCTGACCCACAGGGTCGGCGTCGCTGTAGACTAGCACGGTGTCAGCAGCAGCGAAGCCATGCAATCGCAGGTCCGTTCCGAGAATGTAGGCCGCATTGGTATCAGAATTAGCGCTACCGACGACCTCTTCGCCGGCCCCTATCTCTAGCAGGTCGGCCACTAATTGGGCGGTCGTATAGGTGATTCCATCAGGGTCAAGAGGCCGGACTTCGACTTCACCGGGTGAGTAGATGACTGGCATGACTCATTCCCCTCACCGCCCCATGCGGGCATGGATAGCCTTCAACATGGCGATTCCCGTAGACTGGTCAAACGACTTCTCTTCGCTCATGTAATCGTCGAGAGTTTTCTGTGCCGAAGGCTTGGGCTTCTCGCCCACAGGGACCTTGGGAACCGAGGTTTCGGCACCTTCCTCTGCTGCTGCTGGTTCAGGCTCTTCCTCTTCCTCTCCCAATGGCAACTCCCGCTCAGGGACGCCACCAGATGTCATAGCATCGAACTCCTCACCTCGGACATCCGGTTCTTCTTCATGTGTTGCTCCCTCCATTTCTGTTCCGTCAGGCATTGTATGAGTTTCCTCTTCGCCACCTTCGTCGTCGAAGGGGATGGCAGGGCCTCCCATGAACTTCATCTCGTGAGAATCCGGGTCACTCACAGCCTCACGCATGAGGGCATCGCGCATAGCCTCGAACTCAGGGCCGCCCGCCGGCTTCCCTTCTTCTCTGAGGGCAGCGGCTGCCTGCTTGTTAGCCCACTGCTGCAGGCGCATCTCGTCATCACCGACCAGCACACGCTGGCGATGGGGAGCCACGGGCATCTTGACGAGAACCCAACTCATGCTCGTGCCTCCTCGTTCCGGTGTCCGAGGTTGAACTCCATAGCCCTTCCGCATGCATTACATGACTCGGTCCAACAGAAGTAGAGCAGTCCACAGTTCGTGCAACGGGTGCCGCTGCCGATATTGAGGATGTCTCGTGCGCTGGTGTTGCGGCTATTCTGTCGCCCGACCACTCCCTTGAGAGGTCTGTCTGTGGTCGTTACAGAGCCTGAGCCGGCGCTCTCAGCCATGCGCACACCCTCCCGCTGCAAGCGGGTGAGCATGTCGATGTCCATTTCGATTTCTTCCATCTCTTCACCTCATGCGTAAGCCACAGCGACTACAATCTGGCCACGGTGTTCAGACATCTCAATCCCTGTCACTGAAGCGGAAGTGCCTGCTAACACATCCAATATGCGACCGTTCAGCATGGGAGAGAGTGTGTGTGAATACAACTTGGCACCGACTGGGATGGTGCAAGAAGCCGCTTCGAGCAGGGTGAACGTCTCAGGGTCTCCGCCCACGTTCGTAGCAGTCACATGTCCGATGTAGGTGAAGCCCAATCCAGACAGGCTCACCTCTGAGTTCTTGACATACAACCGAGTGGCGCTGTTCGCCTTGGCATTAGGATTGAGCACACCATTGGCATTGGCAGTGGTGTAGTCAGTCGAGGCATGAGCAGCGTCCTGTGTGACTATGTTGGAACTACCACTGGCATTGATTGTGACTTCCGTTTTGACACTCAAGCCAGTGTCATACGGCCCATCGGGAGAGAACCGATAGAGTTGAACATTGATTGCCTGTAGTGCCACGGGGGCTCACCACCCCATCAGCGCGTCCCGAGAATCCACCAGCGCCCATCACCAGTCGCTGCGGTGCTAGCGGCTCCCATGTTACCAGTGCCAATCACCACATACTTGTTGGTCTCATCAATGGAAATGTCTAGTTGGTCATCAGTCAGTGTGATTGCTGCATTGAATGCCCCCTTCTTGTGCATTGGGTCACTATTTGCTACTGCTGCAAGGAGACCACCACCAACAGTGATAGATGTTCCACTACCAATTGCTGTAATAGTCCCAAGTCTAGCGCCAGAGGAATTGTAGAGTGTCTCACCCACATTGAAATGTAGTCTGCAATCTATCGTATCAACAGTCAGTGCAGTAGCCGTGCCTGCTGCATAGCCACCAACATTGTTGATAAGAACACCAGTGTTGTATTGGCTAGTGTAATGTCCACCGGACGCAAACACTTCGGTCAAAGTATCACCATAGTAGATGTCTATTCCACCATCTGTGAAGGTTCCCGTCATCATGTAAAGGTCTCCCAATACATGCGCTCGCGTGTCTGATGTGTTACCTGCTGCCATTCAAGTCACTCTCCTTCGTTCTCCTCAGAAGGAGGGGCTTCATCAAGGTTGCCCTCCTCTTCCTCCGGAAGGGCCTCTTCCTCAGGCTCCTCTTCCTCAGGCTCTTCTACGAGGTCCTCGACTTCTTCGACGCGGTCCGGATTCATCAACGCATCTACGATGTCGAGGAGTTGGGTCTTGGTCGCATAGCCCTTGGGTTTGGCGTCATAGGCCGCTACCCATGTGATGATGTCCTTGCGCCTCCAACTGGAGTCCGGAACACCACCACTGCCAGCATCCGCTGTCTTTCCGCCATCTCCTTCGATTGTCCAATGAGATGCGGGCAGACGGTGTCGCCACTCGTCTATCCATGCTTGGGAAACCCGGGATGGGATGCCGCGAGAGAACGGGTCAATCAATCCATCCGGGCTACGCCTGACCGAATGAGGGCCTAGGAAGGTCACAGTAGGCACTGTGAACACCTCACTGCAGCACGAGCATTATCTGAAGGGTCTCGGTTGCGCTGCTGTTGTGAGTGATGACCTTCGCTGCGAATGACAATCCTGTGTCACCTGCAGTGGCAATCTCACTGAAGCATCCGTGAATCGTGTTCAAGTCATCTCCAGATAGGGTGAGTGTCGCCGCCGCTGTTGCGCCAGTCCAACTGAGTATCACTAGACGGGGATTGCCTTGGTTCACCCCATCGGTCTGTCGTGGTTCAAAAGCGCCCAATGTTCCGGGATAGTGTGGTGTAGTTCCTGCTGCCACACCCCCTTGAAGCCAATCTGTATCATCTTGGTCTACGCCCGCCCATAGGGGCAGGTCGAGCACCATCGCTGGTGTCCCTGCGCTTGTCGTGTAGGTCACTCCTCTGTGTGTAATTGCTGCCATTCTTCATTCCTCCTTGTTGTCTCCTTCTCGCTCACCTCAACTGAGGTCGCGCACACTCCCTTGGCCTCCGAAGAAAGAGCACCACATTTCGCCCATGGTTCGGTAGAGCCCTTCCTGACCCAATCGGTTGATGCCGAAGGGGTCTCCGGTCTCGATGCCACTCTCGAAATACTGTGTCGGGATGGCCGTGCTGAACCAAAGGTAGTCGGTGTCAAGGTAGTAGATGCGGCTGATGCCGTCCGTCTGCACATCCTTGGATGGGATGATTGGCACACCGTTGTAGGTCGCCACGATGAACCCGGCTTCGATACCGGGCACACCCTTGACGCCGTTGAAGGTGGGCACCACTCTCTTCTCTTCCATGAATCGCTGTTGGGTCTGCAGGAGTTGCTGAACCCGCATGAGCGTGTCATAGCCGGTGAGCATGACCTTCGGGTTGCCACCACGAGTCCATATCTGCTGGAACAGGTCATCGAGCAGAGTCAGGCTGAGGTTGCGGTTGGTCCCGCTCGTGCCGCTCACACTGACTTCTGCGTCGTGGAAGCCTGTTGTGCCGTCACGCGTGATGGAATACAGGTCGTAGTCTGTCAGCACGTTGACATAGCCGTTAGCGACTGCCATGCTGCTGTTGATGAGGCCTGATGTGACACGGTCGATGGACTCGTAGTCGTTGCCTGCCACATTGGTCACGTCCTCAGTCAGCATCTGATTCACGTGGTCTGCGTGGTGCTTACCCATCTCTTCCTTCAGGACTTGGCGAATGTCGCCTAGTCCGTCGTCCTTGTCTGCGAGGAAGATGGCCACTTCGCTCATGTCGAAGGTGTGGGCCACCGTCTTGGGCTTTGCAGCCACGTGCAGGAAGTTGGGCTTGGTGGTGTCAGGCAGTGTTGCGTTCTCTGCCACACCGCCGCCCTTGGTGAAGGAAGGCTTGGCAGTGATGATGCGCCAGCCGCTGCGGTCCCACGGTTTCTTGGGTAGGATGCTGAAAGCGTTGAACTCCTGATTGAGTTGCGACCAGACCTTGCGGCCGTAGATGGCCTGATAGGTTCCCGCTGTTGAACTCATGAGAGGGGAATCAGCCTTCAGCAGTTCAGAACCACTGTAGGAATATCCCATCGCGTTGCCAGCGCCGTAATAGTAGCGCTCCAAGTCAGTCACTGTGCGGATGTAGTCTCGTGCCATGTTGTTCACTCTCCCCTCCAAACGGTGTTCGCCAAGCGGTGGACTTCATCCCACTGCATTGTAGCGAACTCTTCCGTGCTGGGAATCGGGTTCGGATTCAGAGGGGCATTACTGGCCTTCTGTATGGGCTCACCCTCTGCTGTGGTGAGTGTGTCGATGCGCTCGCTGAGTTGTCCGATTGCCTTCTGCACATCATCCAATGGTGTGCGTGAGTCGAAGGCGAGTCTCTCGGCCTCTTGCTTCTCGACGTGTTGTTCGGAGCCGAGCCTCTCGGAGAACACTCCACTGAGGCTGTCCTTGAACTGCTGTTCCAGCGCTGCGGCCTTGTAGACCTGATACGCCGCTTCAATGTCAGCGGGGTTCACGTCTGCCGGGTGTAGGAATCCCTTGTCGATGCTGGACTTCTTGCCCTTGCCACCAGTGCCGTATTCGGCCTTGGGGGTCTCGGGCTTGCCTTCCACCTGCTCTCGCTTGGGGGCCTGTCCTCCGAAATATGAGGCGCCGTCGATGTTCGGGTCTCCGCCCATCTGTGCCTTGTTCATCTCATCGAAGTGCGCCCTAGCGGATGTAGTGTCGACTCCGCCCGACTTGAGCGTGTCCTCCATCCAATTCAGGTATTCGCTGGTGATGACATCGCTGTAGTCCGACTTCTTCTCGTCGTCGTCGCCGTTGTCATCATCCTTCTTGTCCTTCTTCTCATCCTTCTTGTCGTCGTCCATCTCTGCAAAAGGGTTCTCCCCCTTCTCCATCGAATCGAGCCGGCCTTCTAGCCTGTCCAATACGGTCGAGAGTTGGTCGAGCGTGTCTGGTGTCTCTTCCACTGTCATTCCTTTGTCCTCCTTCAATATCCTGAATGTTGCTTCTGGGTTAATTCCTTTCTCACAGATTGTCACTTCATGGAGTTCTAGTTTGCTGATTTCCTTGTATGAACCGTGTTCCTTGTCTGATTTGTTGACTTTCTTGAATGCCTGTCCACCTATGCTGAATCCTTTGAGGTTACCTTTGCGAATCTCTGCTGCCACTTCACGTGATTTTTCGATGTCATTTCGGAGTTCTACTACTACAAACATCCCGACATCGTCGACTTCGCTTTTCCAAACCCTCCCGTTGCTGTCTGTGTGTTCTTTGACTACTTCTCCAATTTGGATGTTTGAGTGTGCAAGTTGGACGTTCCTGTATCCTGAGTTCTCCATGAACTTGTGGAATGCGTCCTTCAATGCCTCCTTGGTAATCAGGTCGCCCTGTTTGTCTACCAACTCCACGCTCGCATAACCGGCGATAACGAGGTCGCTTCCCTTGAGGAGGCTGATGCCGCCCTTGGGGAGGGTTCGCAGTCGTGGTTCTGTGAGCACACAAACGAGGTAAGGATGTGCAGACCTACTTAACAACAGCAGGTTCAGATGTAGAGAGTGGAGCCCTCATCATCAGTCACGAACTCCCCATCTTCACCTT